AATCATGAATTAAACAGGGGAAATGATATAATAGATAAATGAAGCTAGCAAACCAATGGACAGAAGATCAAAAACCAAAATCTATTACTCCGTCTGGATTTTTTGGAAATTCAACAGACAACATTGTTGAAATTAGAGAATTCCTTACAATAGAAGAACGTAAGAGGCTGATGGATTTTGCCCTCAATAATAAAATTTGGGACATAACAGAAACACATAGGGATGCCGATGGTTTAGTTTTATATGACCATAAGGTTTGGGAAGATAGAGTTTGCACATATAATTCTTTAATGGCATCAGACCCATCAATTTTAGAATTAATTTATAGCATGATAGCAAGACTTAAAATAGAGGTAGACGCATTTTTTAATGTTGATGCAAAAGAAACTGGTCCAGCAATTGTTAGGTGGCCTGTTGGTGCAAGACAAGAGCCACATGCAGACAAAGAATTTCATTCTGGCCCAGAAAAAGGAAGAGCAAATGATTTTCCTTGGTATGACCTAGCTGGTTTATTTTATTTTAACGATGATTATGAAGGTGGAGAATTATATTTCCCACAACATGGAATTGAATTTCAGCCAGTGGCTGGAGCAGCATATTTTTTCCCAGGTGACATGAACTATACACACGGGGTAAGACCAGTAAAATCTGGAAATAGATTTACATCTCCATTCTTTTGGACGATACAAAAACATACAGGAGAAAAACAACCATGAGTGAATTAGAACATGTAGAGCTTTATCCAAAAGTTGATGTTTATAGAAATGTCTTAAAAGACCCAGCACAACTATATGAAGTAATGAACGCTTCAGAAAAAACTTCAGAAGGAAAGTATTTTTTAAAGACCTGGGATCCTTGGGCTCATTTTGGAACGTATACTCAGAAAAAAGATATAAGAGAAGTTTCTGCAGAAATTCAATCTACAGAAATGTTTATTAAAGAAAAAGCATTTGTTGAAGAAGTTGAAGCGGCATACAGTAAGGTTATAGCGGACTACATAGAAAGACACAACATCGAGTTGCCAGAAGGCTGGCGATTCAGCGGATCCTCTTATTCTAAATATCATGCAGGAGTTGACAACCTTAAGAGTAAACTTACCATGCAGTATCATACAGACCATATAACATCACAAAAAGATATGCCTGGGGATAAATTTTCAATTACCTGCACAATGTATATTAATGATGATTACGATGGCGGAGATATAGAGTTTTATATTAATGGGCAATTCATTAATCATAAGCCAAAAGCTGGTGACATTTTAGTATTTCCTTCAACAGAGCCATATTATCATGGGGTAAAAACAATTAATAGCAATGAGAAATTTTTTGTTAGAAATTTTATAATGACCCCTCACAATGGCACAGAAGAATGGCTTGCCAACCAAAGAAAATTTGGTGCTTACAAATGGGCAAAAATGGAGCAAGAAAGAATTGATTACGACGATAAAAGAAACATGGTTTATTTTAATGACGGAGTTCCAGTTACATATGAAGAGCATGTTGAAAAGCAATTTGGCGTCCCATTTGATGCTGAAAAGGAAAAGGGGATAATGTAATTATGGAAAGAAATATGGTTATAACTAGACACAAGCCAGATATTGTGCAATATGACAACTTCTTAACTCCAGATGAATGTAAATCAATCATTGATGTTCTAGCCATTAAGATGGAAAAAGAACAATTAAAGTGGATGCCAATTTCATTTTATGAGTCATACTCATCAGGTACTCCAGAGTTAAATGACCCAGACACAATTGCCTGTGGCCTACCAGGAGATTTTTTTGTAGACCTTAGACAAAGAGTTATAGATGCTACTGCAGACATGGCTGGTAAAGATCCAGAACAAATGTCGCAGATAAGCTGGCACTCTCAAAGATGGGCACCAGGAGCTTTTGCAAATATGCATTCAGACAATACTTCTAATGATGGAGTTTCGGGAGCATTTACTAGAAGTAGATATGCAACTTTTCTTTATTTAAACGATGATTTTGAAGATGGTATTTTAAACTTTAAGCATGGATTAACAATTGTTCCAAAAACTGGAACCCTAGTAACATTTGCTGGAGGATTCCATAACATGCACGAAGTTACAACAGTTAAAAAATCTATAAGATACACTCTTGGATCATTCTGGGATGATAGAGAAGAAAGTGATTATCCACAGGAAGTTAGAGATGCTTGGGCGGCAGAACTTGCTGAGGTTAGAGCAATGCAAGCAGATGAAGCTATTGAGTGGGAAGACTACAGAAATAAAGGATTAAGAATAACCCCCCGTGGAGAAGTATATCCAGCATCAGAAGTAGAAGGATAGCATGCAAAACAATGTAGAGTTTAAGCAATTTATAATGTTTGATCTTAAAGTTTTGGGAACAGATATATGGTACTGGGAAAATGCATTAAGCTTTCCAGAACATTTAAAAGATTTTATAGACAAAATAGACCAAGAGCCAGAATCATATTCCAGAATATCTAAATGGGAAAATTGGACTGCTAGCAATGATTCTAGTCTAGTATACGGTAAAACAAAAACAATAAATGCGTCTGCTTTAAAAAAAACTACTGGATCTGACATGGTAGATAAAAAAACTCTTTATATTGCTAATAGTTTTTCAATGGCTTTTCAAATGTGCACCGATAGATATTTGGAATCTAGAAGGTTAGATAAAAATAAATATAACCTAAATCTTGATCGCATAACAATAAAAGCCTGGAATGAAGGACAATCAATGGGCCCACATTTTGATGGACAAGATGGAAATAAAGATTTAGCATTTTCTTTAGTAGCATATATTAATGATGATTATGAGGGCGGAGAGATTAATTTCCCAAACCATAATGTGACTATAAAGCCAAAAGCTGGAAGCCTAATAATGTTTCCATCACAAGAGCCTTACATACACGAAGTAAAGCCTATTGTGTCTGGTACTAGATACATGAGCCCAGCACACGTATATATTAAGTAGATAGGTGGTATAATAAAAAAATGAGCACAGGAGTAAATGGCTGGAGATTTCCAGACTACACAGACACCCCAGACGTACCTAGAGACCTAGGAAACCTTGGCGCTGACATTGCGACATTCATTGCCGCTAATCCAGGCCCACAGGGCCCTTCAGGCACCTTAGCGGTAGGTACAGTAACTACTGTTAGTGCTGCTACACCAGCATCAGTTGTAAATGTAGGAACTGCATCTAATGCTATATTGAATTTAACATTACCAAGAGGTGTTGATGGAATTATTGGTGGTCCTGGTCCCTCTAATGTTTTAAATATTGGAACTGTTGTTGAAGGCGGCTCTGCTAGCGCAACAATAACTGGAACCAGTCCTTCACAAACATTAAACTTAGTTCTTCCCCAAGGTCCGCAAGGCATACAAGGACCAACTGGACCTCAAGGTCCAGCCACAGTAGCTGTTGGAACAACTACAACTGGTGCGGCTGGAACAAATGCCTCAGTTGTTAATACTGGAACGACAGCAAACGCTATTTTTTCATTTACAATACCAAGAGGCGCAACTGGCGCAACTGGACCAACTGGACCTCAAGGCATTCCTGGAGACAGCGCAACAATTGACCCAATAGCAACAACAATAAGTTTAAATATACCGACATCTTCTGGATACGGAGTAAACTCTAACTGGTACCCATTTGCAAACAATCTTTATTCAATGGGGCAGCCAACAGATGTCCCAAATGGAGTTTCATCAAATAGATTCTGGAAAACAATATACTCTAATACTGGAACCATTAATACTTCAGATGAAAGATTAAAAACTGATATTGTTACATCTCCACTTGGCCTTGATTTTATAAATAATTTAAATCCCGTAAAATATAAATTCCTTGAAGGTGGAAAAGAAGTAGTTGAGGGAGACATAGTTTCTATTCCTGGATCAAGAACACATTATGGACTTATTGCCCAAGAAGTAAAACAAGCATTAGATGAATCTGGTGTTGGAGATTTTGCTGGTTGGGTAAAAATGGATATGTCACAAGAAGATTCTATGCAAGGCCTAAGATATGATCAGTTTGTGGCACCATTAATTAAAGCCGTACAAGAGCTTACAGCGAGAGTCAAAGCCCTAGAAGAGAAGTAAGACATGTCATATAAGTATACTGTCTTAAAAGATAACCCACTTGCATTTTTTTTGTTGGATGAGGTTCGTTCTGGAGAAACTAATTTATACAGCAACTTAACTTCACTGTATTCCACCTATCAAGATTTAAAAGATAATGGAATTTCATATGCAGCAGTTAGCGGACTACCCATTGTAGACTACTCTGGAAATTCTATGGAGGGCTACGCAATAGATGCTTCAGATATGGAAGTTCTTCCAATAGTAGGAGCTGGCGTCAGAGGTACTGAAATTAATGAAAATATTGATCTGTCTTTAAAAGCTTTAGGAATTGCTAATTCTAAAAGCCCAGACAACCCCTTTGCATTTGAAATATGGTTTAGCCCAGATCCTTCTGACCTATCAGAATACTTAATCATTGGAGATGCAACAAATAAAATAGGTTTATTTTATAAAAATGAAAATGTAATATTTAAGTGCACGGAGCAAGAAAAAGTCTGGTCTAAAGTAGCCAAGACTAAAGTAATGCATATAGTGGGAATATTTTCTAAAGATAAAATGTCTTTGTATATAAACGGATCTCTGGTTTCTGAAAAATTTATTACAGCAGGGTTTAAATTTACAAATGCATCCATGACTCCTAAAATTGGTCCAGCAAATACTGGAAAGAGATTTGTAGTAGATTCGGCAGCAATATATAATTATGAAATAGAAGACACAAAAATTTTAGCACATTATTTAGCTGGGTATAAAGAAACTAAGTATTCACAAATTGTTTATTCTAAAAACGGCGTATTGTTTTCATTAAATTCTGTGTTTTTAAAACCAGCAGTTTCATATAGATATCCTGGATCTAAATCCTTAGATTCTATAGTTTCGGGAGACGCATACTATAATCCAACTTATAAAAGAATAGAATTTGCCCAGACAGAATTAGTAGAAGAAAAAACTTTTGTATTTGAAGAAAGACTTTATGTGCCAAACCCAGAGAACATTGTTTCTTCTAGGATATCTTATGGCCAAGATGTGCAAAACATTTTAGTGGAAGCTAAGGTTCCAGGGCAGCCATGGGTAGTATGTAAAAACAATTCTACTCTTCCATATTATAATAAAAATGAAGACCTATCTGGTCCAATACTAGACATACGTGTAACAATGAACACTCTAGATTCATCTTTTGACCTCCCCTACTTTGATAAATTGGAAATTGACTTATACTCAAATAAAGATTTTTATTCTGATAATGGTGGGGGTAAAATATATTCAAACTACGATTATTCATTGGGTTATTATAACTACCCAGTAAGAATGCAAAATAAATACAACGGATTGACCATGCAATCTGGTTATGGCTTTTCGGTAGACCTTCCAATACAGCCAAGAACAATAGAAATGTTTTTTACTCCAAGAGAAGGTAAGAATGTTTTATTCTCATCAGCCTTAGCCTCTTTAAGCTGGACAAATAGCGGGGTAATAACAAAAAATGGAATTAGTGCAATATACGTCAATGGAGTAAATAGAACTACATCCACCAACGTATCCCAATTTTTATTAAGTGGAGTATCTCATCACATATTAATAGTGCTAAGCGCAAGCGCCACAAATATTAAATTAAATCAGAACCAAAGTGGGTCGGAATATGGTGGATCTAATACCTATAGCAATTTAGCATTTTATGAAACCCCATTTACCGCTCCAGAAGCCCTAAAGAATTATAAGCTGTATTGCTCAGAAAATTCATTTACCATAGAAGACCCAGGCATAACTTTCTCAGAAAGTGCTACTGGCCTAGACAACACAGCCTACTTCACAAGATCTTTTGACGTTTAGCCTGCAATATTTTTAAAATATTGTCACAGATTAGGACAGAAGATGGACTTTTGTTGAGAATAATGGTAAACTGGTTAACATATGGAAATCTTAAATCAAAAAAGTCAAGTTGTTGAAGAGACACGCCTAGGCATATACGTATGGGAAATGCCAGATGGTCGATGGATCGGCGATGATGATGGAAATTTCCTTTCTATAACATCAACCAAAGGCAACAGATCTAAAATTGCCGCACTCGCAGATTCTGTTAGACATTATGGAATTAGCGAAGGCCAGCCTAAATTTCTTTCAGGCAGAAGAAAAATTGATGATGAAGAATTTGAGCATCAAAACGAAAGACTTAAATGGGGCCTTACTCCAGATCCATTAGATATTGGAGAATATAAAGATTCAATTTTAAGAGGGGGATCTGTAAGATGACACAATTTTTAGAAGACGGACCAGAAGATACATACGAGGTATCTGTTAAAAATAGTTCAGACCTATTCTCATTTAAGAAAGAAAAAGAACACGTAGACCCATTTGCAATTGGTATTGATGACCTTAAAAAAGTAAGAGGCCTTGGAACAAACTTTAAAAGAAAAGTAAATAGAGATTTTGCAAAATCATTTACTGGTAAAGATGGAGCAGCAACACAACAAAATCTATTGCAATCAGCAGTTACTGGTTATGCAATGTTCGACCTTGTACAACCAGTATATAATCTAGAATATCTTTCTCAAATATATGAAGTTTCAACATACAACTATGCAGCTATTAATGCTAAGGTGGCAAATATTGTTGGTCTTGGATATTCTTTTATGGAGACAAGAAAAACGAATGATGCCATTGATGCAATAACAGATGATAAGCAATTAGATAGAGCTCGTAGAAAACTAAATAAATTAAAACAAGATCTTCAAGACTGGCTAGATGCAACAAATGAGGAAGATACATTTACCGAAACATTAATAAAGGCGTATACAGACCTAGAAGCAACTGGTAACGGCTACCTCGAAATTGGTAGAACTACAGGCGGAGACATTGGTTATATTGGCCATATACCAGCAAAAACTATGCGTGTAAGAAGACTTAGAGATGGATTTATGCAATTGCTTTATGGAAAAGCTGTATTCTTTAGAAACTTTGGAGATACAGAAACTATTAATCCAATTGGCGATTCAGAGGATAGACCAAACGAAATCATTCATTTAAAGAAATATACCCCAATGAATAATTACTACGGTATTCCAGATATTGTAGCAGCCCAGATGTCACTTGCGGGAAATGAATTTGCTGGCAGATACAACCTTGACTACTTTGAAAACAAAGCGGTACCAAGATATATTATTACAGTTAAGGGAGCAAAGCTTTCTCCAGAGTCAGAAAGGAAATTGCTTGAATTCTTCCAAGTTGGATTAAAGGGTAAAAACCACAGATCACTATATATTCCTCTACCAGCCGACACTCAAGACAATAAAGTTGAATTTAAAATGGAACCAGTTGAAGCTGGTGCCCAAGAGTCTTCATTTAATATTTATAGGCAGTCAAATAGAGATGAAATTCTATTGGCACACAGAGTCCCAATTAATAAAATTGGTGTTCCAGAAGGCGTATCTTTGGCAAACGCTAGAGATGCAGATAAAACATTTAAAGAGCAGGTTTGCCGTCCAGCTCAAATGAGACTTGAAAAAAGAATTAATTCAATAATTGAAGAAAAGACAGATGCATTAAAAATTAAATTCGAAGAGTTGACTTTGACTGACGAAGATACCCAGTCTCAAATAGACGAAAGATATTTAAGAATGCAGGTAATTACTCCTAATGAAGTTAGAATTAGAAAAGGAATGATTCCTGTTGACGGCGGAGACGAAATGGTTGAATTAAAGCCACAGCAAGCAGCTGATCAAAAGGCAACTGCTGGGAAAACTAGGGCTAGGGATTCAGAAAGATCTGCTGCATCTTCCGATAAAGTCGGAGAAGGCAGAAATGCAAAGGGTGACGGAAAAAGGGTTGACTAACCCTAATCAACTGCTATTTGCTTTATAGTAGATAAACCATTAAAATTAAGCATATGAACATTGAAAAGTCACAGTGGTCGACCAATGGCCAAAACATTCATTTGTCTGTCCCATTCACAAAAGTGAATAGGGAGACAAGAACTGTTTCTGGATTCGCTACATTAGACAACGTAGACCAAACAGGTGACGTTGTAACAGCAGAAGCAAGCATAAAAGCATTTGAAAGTTTTAGAGGCAATCTTAGAGAGATGCATCAACCATTAGCTGTAGGCAAAGTAGTTTCTTTTAAACCAGAAACATATTACGATCAAAAGTCAAAAGAATTTTATAATGGAGTTTATGTAACATCATATATCTCTAAAGGCGCACAAGATACATGGGAGAAAGTTCTTGACGGAACACTTTCAGGTTTTTCAATTGGCGGAAAAATTAAAGAGTCAGATAATGAAATGAATAAAGCAACAGGAGAAACTGTAAGATTTATTAAAGATTATGATTTAATTGAATTATCAATTGTTGATTCTCCAGCAAACGAAATGTGCAATATTATTTCAATAGA